GTATGTGAAAGTTTTGGCATTGTCTCAAAGAACTTCTCAATCTGTTTAAATTGAGACGAATTCATTTGCTCTAAGAAATCATTAAGTTCTTTCTTTGTTACATCACCAGCGGACCAAACTTCTTCTTCTGTGAAAATTTTATCAATACAAGAAGCAATCAATTCAAATGATTGGTCCATTGCACTTTGATTATTGAAATCAAAATTGTTCCTAATAAATTGCTCCAGTGATGGATACTTCATTTCCATCATAATAGATTCATCAACTTTGATTCTATTGGTATGCTCTTCATTTCTCTGGACTTTAATATCATCTAAATTGATAGTCAAACTTACGTTTGTCTCTCCATCATCTGGACCAACAACATTGACTTCAAGTTCTTCACCAACAGACTTACCACGGATATTCAAGAACAAATATTCAATATCAAAAGTAGGAAGAGATTCTACTTTAATATTTTTAGTAAGAATACAATTTTTGATAACTGTTTTGATTGCTGTCGTGATTTGCTTCGTATCTTCGCTTTCCAAAGCAATTACAAGTAGCTTTTCTTCTTTAACAAGAAATGGTCTATATTGGATTGTTTCTCCAGTAGATGGCAATTCAAGTTCATAAGTTGGTGTGGAAATCTTTGGTAAAGGCATAATATCCTATAAAACTTCAGGTGTGATTATTTATGAGAAGCAGACAGATAAGCAAGTGTCTACAGGATCGCGACAAGGGGGGCATTTTGCCCTATAATAACAAGGTAAACAAAAAAAGCAATGCGTCGTTTTTTCTTTAGTCTAGTCTTTCTCTACGGAGTCGGTCTTTCAATGTACTTTGGTTCTTGGGGAATTCGCGACATGGCAGCCCTAGAAAACGCAGTTGCATCTGGATCCCAGCACGAAGAAATGCGGCACCGAATGAATGTATCAGCAGAAGGAAACTGGTTTCTCCTAGCAAACCTAATTGCAATCACTGGTGCTCTTGGAACAATCGGCACTTCTAAAAACGATGATTAATATTTTAAAAAAATTGTTCATAGCATACTGTATTTTTGTGTGCACTGTTTTTGGTGCTGGATATATATTTGCTGGACTAGCAACTCTGGGACTTATTCCCCCGCCACCGACAGATTGGAAAGATAAGTGAGGGTCTAAATGACCCTCTTTTTTTATATCTTACTGGAATGGAGATAAAGGACCAATGTTCCTACCAACATAAGGAAGACCAGATTCAACAAAACGTGAATTTGCATTCACTGCTCCAATAATCTCATCTCCCTCAAAAGATTGAATAGAATTGCCAGAAGAAAGTGCATTCTGAATGCTCAATCCTCCAGTTGTATCTATACCAAACTCAGGGTCTATGAATGTCTGATAAGCACCAAGATTAAATCCAGCTTGTTCTAATGGATTATTTAATGATGCCTGCGGATTTTCATCATTTGTTGGAGGGGGTGATCCATTAAGATTCTCAACAAAATATCTTGTGTATGCAAATGAAACCGTACATTTAAGTAAAGAAGATGAGTCATAAGAAATAGGCATAGAAGATATACTAATAGGATATGCCTTCAAAAAAGTATAAGTAAGTTTTGTTTTATAATCCTTCTCAAACTTAACAATACTAAGAGATTGAGTTTGATATTCTTCTGGATATCTTACGGTATAAAAATAATTTGGCGACTTAAGACCCGCTGGCGTATTATTTTGTCCACCAGAAATACTTTCACTTAAAATAAATTTAAGCCAATTTTCAAAAAATCTAATTACGGTATATTTTGTATCCACATAAAAAGTGAAATCTATTCTATCATCATATATTCTACGATATGCGTGCCTTTCAGTTACTCCGGTATAATCATTATTAATCTCAAGAGTTGCTAAAGAAGATCCAGGTAAAGTTGCTTCGCAGCAAGCAAGTTGCAAATCATTTTGGATTCCAGAAAAGATTATCCCATTCTGTCTCATCGATGCAGAGACCGGTTCTGGAATAGAGAGGAAAAGTTCGTAATGAGAAGTTGTTGCAGGTTGCAATAAAGAACTTTTTATATCCGATATTTTTCTAGGTTTTGGCGTAGAAATGGCCATCTATAAATACTTTTTGATCGTATATATTATGTAGTAGGGATAATGGGAGAAAGTATTAAGAGTAAATACAAACCATCTTACCCAGAAAAATACAAAGGAGATCCTTCAAATATAATTTGTAGAAGTAGTTGGGAAAGAAAATTTTGCTATTGGTGTGATCATAATCCAAGTATAATTTCTTGGGCGTCAGAAGAATTTTGTGTTCCCTATGTATCTCCTGTTGATGGAAAAGTGCATAGATATTTTCCAGATTACTTAATTAAAATTAAAGAAAATTCTGGAAATGTAAAAACTTATGTGATTGAAGTGAAACCAAAGAAGCAAACTCTTCCACCAAAACAAAGATCTAGAGTTACAAAATCATATCTACACGAATGTAGAACTTATGCAGTGAACCAAGCAAAGTGTAGTGCAGTTAAAGAATGGTGTGCGGATAGATTATTAGAATTTAAAATAATTACAGAAGAAGAGTTATTCTAATGGCGGAAGGTTTTGGACAATATCTCAACTTACCCCCAAGAATGAGGGAACTGAAAAAAAGAATTGCAAGAGAGGGAACTACCGATTCCGAAGATTTAATGATAATTATCATAGATGTATTAAAAGAAGAAGCACTATACCCAGAAGTAGGAAAATTTTATACCTTTATTTACAATGCAAAAACTCCCGGTCTTAGATATGATCAACATCCATTGATCGCTTGCACATCAATAGAACCCTGGGGATTTAGAGGAATTAATTTTCATTGGAGAAAATATAGACAATATACTTGGCAAGAAGTTGCAGGGAAACTTCACGTCGTCAGATATGAAGAACTTGATGAGATGCTCAGTATACCATATGCAAAATTCCTTACTAAATAAATAAGAAACTCCCATTATAAATGTCTCATACTCTACAAAAAATTGAGATGCTTATTCCTACTAGATGTGGGAGGAAACCTTAATGGCATTTGTCGGACCACTAGACGCATTTAATAGCAATCCAATACAAACTAAAGTTGGAAGTAACGCAACGGTTTATACTGCTACTTCAACCAAAGTTACTAAAGATACCAATGGAAAAGTAATTGGAGGAACCACAACTTTATATTATTCTCCTACTCCAGGAAATTATGTTAAAGCAGCAACAACAGCAAATGGTGGAAAAACTTGGACATATTTAAAGGATAGTAGTGGAAAAGATATTCTTGGTGTTGATGCAAAAAATTCTTTAGAGAAAGGTGCATTAAAAACTAACACCCAGCAACAAATTATATCATCTACAAAAAAACCTATTGGTGGTGGACTAAACCCAGAGGAACAAAAAACAATAACAACAAGCGCTCAAAATCAAGCATCAGAAACAGCAAAAGCAGAAGAATCTCAACGCGCTTTGTCTGAAGAATTAGATAAATCAAAAACTCTTTCAAGGTTTAATTTTCCACAAAACTTAAGATATCCAGCGGATCTTCAAATTGCTCAGCAGGATGTAATACAATTCAATATGCTGAGATATGAACCTAGAAATATAAATGAATCAGCAAATCAAGGACTAGGATCTATCGGAGAAAGAAGTTCTTATGAATCAAGAACAATTGGAAAAGTCTTTCTACCAATACCAGGAGGGATTTCAGACACCAACGCAGTAACCTGGGGAAGTGATGAAATTAGTCCTTTAGAAAAGACCTTGGCAGAGTTTGCAAATTCACTCATTACTGGCGGAGGGGAAGCGGCAGCAAATACTGCTACAACGCAAATAGAAAACGCGCAAAAAAGTTCTTCAGATCTCAGAACTGGAGTAGCAGCAATTTTCACATCCCAAGCAATAGGAAAAACTAATATTTTATCAAGGACTAAAGGAGCTGTATTTAACCCAAATATGGAGTTGTTATTCTCAGGACCAACACTAAGACCTTTCACATTTACCTTCAAATTATCTGCGAGAGGAACTAAAGATAGAGATCAAATTCGTCAGATCATAAGATTCTTCAAACAAGGAATGGCGGTTCAAAGAACACAATCTCAACTATTCCTAAAAGCACCTCATACATTTAAAATAAGATATTTGCATAAAGATAAAGATCATCCATATATCAATTTAATTAAGGAGTGTGCATTACAATCATTCACCGTGAACTATACGCCAGAAGGAAATTATATGACCTTTGCAGATGGTCTAATGACTTCTTATGAAATATCAATGCAGTTCCAAGAACTTGAACCAATCTTTAATGATGATTATGGAAACCTTGACGGAAAATCAATAGATACAAATATAGGGTACTAAAAATGGCAAACGAGTACTTTAGAAAAGTTCCAGATTTTGAATATGTAAATAGACTTCCAAATTCTAAAATTGGAGACTATATTCAAGTCAAGAATTTTTTTAAGAGAGGAAAAATTAGACCAGATATTTTTCAAAATCTAATGTTCTTCGAAAAATATAAAATATCTGGTGATGATAGACCAGATAATGTGGCATATGATTTTTATGGAGATGCTAATTTAGATTGGATTGTCTTAATTTCCAATAACATTCTTAATATACAAACTGAATGGCCACTCACCCAAGATTCATTTGACAAATATTTGTTTGAAAAATATAAAGTTGTTGGAGATACTGAAACAGATACTTATAATAAAATCTATAATGGAATACATCATTATGAAACCACTAGGGCAACTAATGCTTCTGGATCAATTTTGGTGAAAGAAGGATTGTTAGTAGATAAAAATTATTCTCTCACTTACTATGACGAAGTAATTTCCGCATATTCAACCATATACCCAGTAATCCCAGTTACAAATTATGAATATGAAGAAGAAGTATTGCATCTAGTAATTGATGCAAAAGACCCTTCTCTATTTTCTGCAATTGTAACATAGAAAAATAATATAGAAGATAAAGTATGTACAAAAATTAATGAAAATAAAATCAATCATATCAAATTAATGAAAGCTAATATTATTCTACAATGATTTAAAGCAAGA